CTCGCATACTTGAAGATTTACCTTGGCTCTTTGTATTGCCCTATGAAGCTGGACAAGCTTACGGAACTTCTGTTCTTCAACAGTCATCACACTCCTTTACTGGTCTTAGAAAATGGTCGGGCTTTGATAGACCAGCTCCCCCGAATCCTGGTGGTCCCTAGGCGCGACCTAGGTTTTCCTCGCTGTCTGGTTCAGGTGGTAATTCACGCCAATGTGTTACGGGTGAACCTACCTTGTGTCCTGCTGTGTAGTTCCAGACTTTCCTTTGGTGGAAACCCGTGAAGACCGCACCGGGACCACCAAGGTACATCAAGACTGTACGCTCAGTGTCTGGTGGGTCTTCACCTAAGTTCCACTTACTCACACGTTTTGGTCCCTGTATCAGGGTCAATGAAACATGCTTCTACTTTTGGTTCGTCGTTGGAGTTCAGGATGCCGAAGCGTTTACCTGATGCCCGGAATGTAGTGCAGCCTTTGGCACCACCTTTCCAAGCATCCACGTACACCTGCTTGAACTCTTCCCACGTAACATCAGCAGCAACGTTGCAGGTCTTAGAGACTGCGCTGTCTACGTACTTGTTCGTGGCTAGGAGTACAGCAAGGTGATCCTGTACAGAGATGTCATCAGCACGTTTACCGTACACACCAAACTTAGATACACCATAGTCCTCAATCTCCACCACAGTAGGTCCATCTTCTGTTTGGATGGTTCTGTTGGTGCTGTATGCGAACACAGGCTCAATACCTGAAGACACATAGTCTGCACATAAGGAGATCGTGCCTGTGGGGGCAATAGAGATCAGGTGTGAGTTACGGATGCCATTCACGAATATCTTCTGGCGTATGGTAAGTGGCAGGGTCGCAGTGAAACCACCCTCACAATAGTCTAAGCGTTCAAACATAGGGAATGGACCCTTCTCAATCGCTAGATCGACAGACGCTTGGTAGCAATAGTTACGTAGGGTCTGCATGATCTTTTCAGTTTCAGCGATGAAGTCAGGTGAACCATAAGTGAAACCTAAAGCTTCAACCGTATTGGCAAGGCCTGTAATACCTAGGCCCATCCTACGCTTCGCTTTAGCTTCCGCTTCCTGTTCAGGCAGAGGGTAGATAGCTGCATCGACCACGTTGTCCATCATGCGAACAACCTGTGGAATATCCTCAACGAACTTAGGGTAATCAAACACACGCCGAAGGGAGCCACTAGGGTTCCGCTCCACAGTGATATACTTAGTCAGGTTAAAGGAACCCAACAGGCAAGCACCGTGAGGTGGTAGTGGTTGTTCAGCGCATGGGTTAGTCGCAACGATGTCTTCACAGTACCAGAGGTTATTCATCTGGTTGATACGATCTAGGAAGAGTACCCCCGGTTCAGCCCAATCATACGTGGATCGCATGATCTCATCCCATAGGATACGGGCGTTTACGGTCTCATAGACTTTACCACCCCAACGGAGATCGAAATCCCCATCAGCCAGTACGGCTTCCATGAACTCATCAGTTATGCCCACAGAGATATTAAAGGCTGTGAGGCTCGTACCGTTTTGCTTACATCGTATGAATTCACCAATGTCCGGGTGGTCGCACCTGAGGACACCCATTTGGGCACCTCTTCGGTTACCAGCGGAACTGATGGTTTTGCAACCTGCATCGAAGATTTGCATGAAGGACACAGGGCCGCTGCTTGGTGATCCAAGGGATTTGATATGGTCACCTTTAGGTCGAAGTGTAGAGAAGTCATATCCAATACCCCCGCCCATACGCATAGTCTGCATGGACTCTTTGTGTGCATCACAAATTCCATCAACACTGTCGGGGATGGTCATTGAGACAAAGCAGTTGTACGGAGTGGTTTTACGGGGGGCACCAATGGCGGCTTGTACTCTTCCCCCCGGCATGAACCGCATGTCCAACAGGATGTCTTTCAAGGCTATACGATGTTCTTCTGTGTCCTTGAGTTCACCTGCAATGCGGCACATGGCCTCATAGAAGCTTTCGTTAGGTAGTCGGTATTTACTGGCGTGGGTCTGTTCTGAGATCGCTAGGGTAGGGCCGTACTTGTTAGCGATCATCACCACTCCCGTTAATGACGCCACGCTCCATGCGTGACTTGAGTTTATCTAGGTTACGTTGGGCGCAGTGGCTCATTGAGATGTTGAGGTCGAACAACAGGGCAGCACAGCCCCACAGGATGTCACCCACTTCATCAGCAATGGCTTCGATCTCGTCATCCTCAAGGATGTCATGGACACTGGCAGTGAGGATGCCCTTCCGCATAAGCTTCTGGACTTTGTTCTGCATCTCCCCAGCTTCAGCACCTACAAGCATGGCGGGGTAGAGGATTTCCATATCTTCAGGGTAGATGGCAGTCTCAATAGCTGCCGTTTGATAATCATTGAGGTCCATTAGTATCACCATATTCAAGTTGGATAAGTAGATCGATGCAGTGCTTTGCCTTCTCCAAGTCCTCACGCCCGTTCTTGTTACGAAAGCGGGAGATGTACTTGATGATGGTGTGCTGGCATGGGTCTAGTTTGTTAGCGAAGGAGTATTCAATAGGCTGGATGGCCATGGTCTTGTAGTGGTCACCACCTTCTTGGGTGGCGAGTGCTGACACATCTACAACATCACGATCCTTCGACACCCAACGTGTTGGCGCATCACCAGAGAAACTACAGGCCCCACAATGAGGCCCATTTAAATCTTCTCTCTGGTATTTACAGTTCTCACATCGTCTCACTGTTGGGGTTTCCACAGGATCACTTCCTTCTTTTTAAAGTCATAGTCACATGAGCGGAGAATACGGGCACACCGTGCTTGAACGAGTGCTTCCTCTTCGGAGAACCCTGCCTTGTCATAGGCTTCCACAACCTTTGGCCAGTAGGGACCAGAGGTTAGGATTTTCTCTGCTTTCACTGGGCCAACACCGGGGCAACCTTTGTAGCCATCAGTGGCATCACCAGTTAGCGTCTGGTACATGTGCCAGTAGTCAGCCTCTTCTTCAGAGATGTCCAAGATGCCTTCATCCACACGGTGTACGAACTTTCCTGGTATTGTCTTCATGTCCTTATCAATGGACACGATGATCTTCTCACCTTTGAAGATGTTGCTTGTGGATAGGATGCCAAGGACATCATCACCCTCAAGGCCGGGACGTTTGTACGTGGTGTAGGTATCTTCGATGTATTGCTTCACAGCCTTCAGAGCCAGAGGACGCTTAACGTTCTTCCGGTTCGACTTATAGGTGTCTAATACATCCATACGGAAGTTATGCTCATCCGTTAGAGCGAAGACCATATCATCAGGCTCAAACTTCTCCTTTAATTCTGTGATCTGGTCTTCAAGGTGATCGATGGCATCATCAACTTCGACATGCCATGTCATGTAACCATCACCCCAATCAATCGCCTGTTCTACAGCAGCGGCTGCTTTGAAGGCATTAATGTCGGAGTCAATTAGAAGTGTTCGCATCTCTCAACAATCCTTCAATCTTGTGTTTGTGGTCCCGTAGAACGAGGTCATATTCAATCCGCTCTTCTTCACTGGCCTTACGCATAGAGGTCATCTGATGGAGAAGCTGTTCGTAGTTTGAACCAGCCTTCTCAATCACACGGTTGATACGCTTCTCGACACTGAAGTCAGTCATGTAGTCCCAGCAGTGCTGGATTCCCGTCTTCAGCATGTGGTGGAATACTATGAGAACAATGATGATGACCCACTGCGCGATGTCGCTTACGATCATCCAGATCATGTGATGTTCTCCAATTGCCAGAGAGCCTGAAGTCCACGTGGGGTCACACGAATAGTGCGACCATAGGTGAACTCCCCATCACGTGTTGTGAGTAGGCCCTCAGATAAACCAATAGCGATATGCAGTGCCTCAAGCCGTGCGAAGTCACCCTGCACAGAGACAGGGTTTTTCCACACATGCTCCAATACCTCAGTGAGTTTCGGCCCAAGTTCGCCCAGACGAATAATCTGCGGTGAGTGGACATCGAAATCTAAAGTGGGTTCCAGTGTCTTCTGCGGCTCTACGACATATTTCTCCGACAACATCTTCGTTTCCTTTCTTTACAGCGATTTGAACTTCATCGTGAATCCATGCACAGAATGCGTAGTCACCATCCCATCCATGAACCAAGCCTTGTTCTTGAAGATATTGTTCAACCAAGGTGATCCACTTCTTACAAAGCAGGGCACCACCAGATTGTAGGATCAGGTTCAGGCAACTGTGTTTTGAACGTACAAATAGAGTGCGACCATCAAGGCCCTTAACTGTGAGGGACTCCTTGGCTTCACTCTGCTTATCTAGGTGTGACTTGATGGACTCATTGAAACGTTTGAGGGCAGGGACGTTCTTCATAAACATACGCTTGGAGCGCAGCCCATCCTTACGGTCACCACCACAAATCTCACCTAGTAGATCAGGGCCAGCGCCATATAACGTAGCGTACACCCACGTTTTTGCAGTGTTACGATCAGGGAGACCAGCGGCCTTCTGATTGTGTGTGTGGATGTCACCATTGAGTACGAGGTCTGCAT